AAATCTGCAAAATGAATTACATAAAGATAAAATAGCATTAAAATAATTTAAATATTATAATACTATTTATAAGGGATACGAACCTTATTATTTTTTTTAGAAGCGTCCTATCGAATTTGAATCGATCCCGCCAGAGTGGAAATCTGGAATGCTACCGCTGACACCAAGGACGCAAGTGGTGGAAGAATAAATCTCCCAACGCATCTTCCTTCACACAAGAAGAATTATAAGACATAATGAGTATTATGTCAATCTGGAGACAGGATTTGAACCTGCGATGTCCTTTAGGATCCGCATTACAAGTGCGGTGCGTTCGACCTCTACGCTAACTCCAGCAAATGGGTAACGAGTGCCCGTCACCCGCAGAAGACGCTTTCTGCAATTTTCACTGCGTTAGAGGGCAGTGAATAAGAGAGTTAGGCAGGTGAGGTATATCTTCCTTCCGGATAGGAGTACCCATTCTCCTTTTACTTTTCTTACCTTTCTCAATTTGAGAGAATCGGACATTTCCAACCCTTTCAAGATTTATATATTAACTGATTTTCAAGAAGAAGTCAATAGTCCTCGACTCCCGCAGCGATGACCATGACGCCCAGACGACGGCAGGAGCTGCCGGAGCCTTTTATAAGCAGGTCCTGGATGAATCGAACATCGTACCCTCCTTCCGGCGTTTAAGGGACCGCTTTAGAAGAGCGGTGCCGGGGCAGGACCCATAAATCGTTGGAAACTCACAAGACATTGCCTTATGTATATTACAAGAAGGGTTAGAGGACTTCTAAACCAACTTATATTGTATATCACTCATTAGGGCAGTCGTCAACCCAAGGAGAACAGAGTCTCATTGGTCCACCAAGCAATCCAGCATCACCTGATTGGCGTTTTGGATCTGGTGGATCTTCAATGTATCTCGGTTCTGGTATTGTAACCTCTCCTGTGTCTCCTGTCAAGTCCTCATACTCACGAATTGCTTTGTCTACAGTTCGTTCTGTTTTCCTTTCTACAATACCAGGGTCTTTTTGTAGTTCTGGTATTAGTGGACTATCTGGGTCAAAGTATAGAATAGTCTCATACACAATATCCCAGATTTTTGTTTCTTCTATTTTAAAGATTCCAGCAAGAGCAGCAACTAATAAAGTTAGAATTACAATAGTCTTTAGTGATGCTTTTTTCTTACCGAAATGAAAGTTAAATTTCATGGGGAGAATCCACTCCCCACTATTTAGATCATACAGTGGTATAGCAAACAGATACTACACCATAAGAAGGTGAAGAAATAGTTCTAAAAGCACCATACGATAAATCTAATCCCCTTCCACTAACAAAAGGACCTCTATCATTCACCCGAACAATTACAGATTTACCATTATGTTGATTTACTACTCGCAATTTTGTACCAAATGGAAGTGTCCTATGAGCAGTAGTTAATTGATTTGGATAAAATCTTTCCCCAGAAGCAGTTATTAGTTTTCCACTACTATAACCATATCCATCTTGAGGTGTTCCATAATAAGATGCGGAAGTACATCCGCTTGATGCCTTTGCCTCTGGGGTTGCAAATCCCAGTGTTGCAACGGTGAAAAGAAAAGTTGAAAATAGACGCATTAAAATAATTGAACTCTACATCCGTATAGAAGAGGGGTACACCCCTTTCTCAAAGGGCATCTTCCACGGCTCTAAATCGTTTCCCGATGTGGGATTTCATAGTATAAGTGAGTATTTATACTATGTCAAGTTTCTTTTTCTAGAGAAAGGATATCAAGTTCTTTTGTCTCGGGTTCAATCCATTCCACAAATTCTTGATAAATTGCACAAGCATCATCAAGATTTCTCATATCTTTTTGATTTTTATAAACTTCTTCGTGAAGATCACCAACTCTACCAATTGCCCACTCACGGACATATGCGACAATATCTTCAGTCGTCTTTTCCATAATAATCTTTTCGGAAGCAGGTTCCTCCACTATAGGAGCACTCTCCCGTCTTGTCAAGAACCAATTGATAATTTTTTAGTAATCTTAAAAACATTTTCAATATAAATAGTTCTAATGGTAGAAAGTATTTCTATGACTTGGAAGTATAACGATGAAGATTTTATAGATGCTCCAAAAAACATAGAGGGGTTTGTTTATCTAATAACAAATTTAACTAACAATAGAAAATATATTGGAAAAAAATCTTTTTGGGCAAGAAGAAAGGATAAAAAAACTGGCAGAAGAAAAACAAAAGAAAGTGATTGGAAAAATTATTTTGGCTCTTGTGATGAATTAAATCAAGATGTAAAACTTTTGGGTCAAGATAAATTTAAAAGAGAAATACTTTACTTATGTCCTCATAAAAAATCTATGTCATATTATGAAACTATGGAGCAATTCAAAAGAGATGTTCTAATGACTGATGATTATTATAACACAAATATTGAAGGACGATTCTTTGTAACTGAAAGAGCTGGAATTTATGAAGTTGTGATACAAAATCAGAAGTTACGTGATATGCGTTCGCAGAGTATGAAAGAAAACAATCCCAGTTGGCGTCCAGAGGTAAAACAAAAATTGTCTGAAATGTTTTCTGGGGAAGGTAATCCAATGTATGGGAAAAAACTCACAGATGAACATAAAAAAACACTTACCACTTCAAGAAATAAAAAAGTAAGTGATGGAAATAAAACTTGGGAAAGTGTTGTCTCTTACCTTAAAGAAAAAAAGATAGGATTTGCGAAATATAAAAAACAATTAGAAGATGGATTGATTTTTATTGTTAATTGATTCTATTATAGTTTTTGGATTATTATGACTTATTGGTAATAAGATAAACAAAACCAAAGTACTCCCCAACATCATCACTGGTAAAAGGTTTACCATCATAGATCCAAGGATTTTCATAATCAATATCTATATTCTTCAATGATACTAAGAACTGCGTCCAAATATTTATGTGCCAGTTCTTTATGAGTATCTAAGTATGACTCTTCATACAATTGATGCTTAAGTTTATGAATTCTTACAGTAAGTTCGTGCTTATCTATTCTATTTCTAGGCATAAAAATAGGAGGTATTGCTACCTCCTATTTAAGCATATTTTTGCCACTTTGTCAGAGTTTAAAATTAGCAAATGTGTTTGAAGCAACATCTTGTTTAATACCACCAACCAAATAACTCTCAACTTCCGTTTCTTGCGGACTTACCTGAAGACCTTTAGATGAAATCCAATGCTCCGTCCAAGGAAGTGGATTATTCCTTGCGGGAATATCATAAACTGGTTTTAAACCAATTGCTTTCAATCTTCTATTTGCAATCCACTCAACATATTGCTGAAGAAGTTTATCATTCAGTCCAATCATACTTCCATCTTTAAAAAGATAGTCTGCCCATCTTTTTTCTTCATTTACGGCAAGATCAAACATTTTATAAGTCCATTCTTCTTCTTCTTTAGCAATTTTTTTCATATCAGGATCATCACCTTGCTTCCACTTATTCAAGATATTTTGAGTAATTGCTAAGTGTTGATTTTCGTCTCTTGCAATGAGACTAATGATTTTAGCGGATCCTTCCATAAGCTTAAGTTCACCGAAGGCGAAAGAACAAGCAAAACTAACGTAGAAGCGAATACCTTCAAGAATGTTAACATTTGCAATTGCTCTGTATAATTTTCGTTTAATTTCATACAATGACTCCTGTGCGTAAGTAACTTCTTCAAGATTATGAATCCAAGTATTAGAAGAGTCATACTGATGAGCAGAATCTATAAATTGATTATAAGAATCTGTAACACTTTTTGCACGTTCTAGAATATATTGGTCATTAATTATGGTATCAAAAACATCAGATGGATCTGAATATATATTTTTAATAATATAAGTGTATGAACGACTGTGAATCATTTCCATAAATTCCCACACAGTCATACAAGCTTCCAATTCAGGTATTGAACAATAAGGAAGAAATGCAAGTCCAGGACCACGACCTTGAACCGAATCAAGCATAATTTGATACTTCAAATTTGAAGTATAGATGTGTTTTTGCTCTGGTCTAAGTGTCTGATAGTCTCCACGATCCTTTTGAAGTGAAACCTCTTCTGGCCTCCAAAAATATCCTAATTGTTGAACTGTAAGTTTTTCAAATATAGGATACTTATAACTATCATACCTTTGGACACCCAAAGGTTTACCGAAGAACATTGGTTGCTTCTTAGTATCGACTTGATCTGTATTAAAAACAGTCATACCTTTAACTGAAGTGTTTTGTTCCTCTTTTGATTTAAAATTGTAATTCATTTAATTTCTTTTTACAAATTTACCCTCACCCTCACATAATATATTTAAGTCTTTAATATTATGTGAGATTTAAACTTTACATGATTCGCAATCATCTTCATCAGACTCCATAATATCATTTATAAGTTTTTCAATTTCTGAAGACTTATCTGAAAAATCATCAGTTTTAATATCATATGTATTTTGATAATACAAAGTTTTCCAACCAACTGAGTAAGCACGGAGTAAATCCCCAGCAAGAACGCTTACAGGAACCTCATTATTTTGATAATTTTCTGGATTATAACTGGTATTACCAGAAATTGCTTGATCAAAAAACTTTTGCATTACAGCAACAATATTAATATATCCCTCATTAGATTTCATGTCCCACAAAAGTGTGTAATTATTTTTTAAGGTAGAATATTGAGGAACAATTTGCTTAAGAGGACCTTTCTTTGATTTTTTAATAGATAAGTATCCTCTAGGAGGTTCAATTCCATTTGTAGCATTAGAAACTATTGAGGAAGACTCTGAAGGCATCTGCGCCGATAATGTAGAGTGTCTAAGACCATGTTCAAGGATAGATGTCCTAAGAGATTCCCAATCGTGCTGCAATCCCTGAGATGAAATCTCATCCACATCTTTTTTATATGTATCAATTGGAAGAATACCGTCAGCATACTTAGTACGTCCAAAGTATTCACAATATCCCTTTTCTTTAGCAAGTTGATTTGATGCTTTCAAAAGATAATACTGAAAAGATTCAGAAAGACCATGAACAGCATCCCATGCTTCTTGATCGGCATAATTAAAACCAAGTTTTGCCAAATAGTGTGCCAACCCAATAAAACCTACTCCAAGAGATCTCCGTGCCTTTGTAGCAACTTCTGCTGCTTTTACGGGATACTTCTGATAGTCAATCAACTCATCTAATCCACGAACCGAAAGATCGCAAAGTTCTTCAAGTTCTTCATCTGATTTCACCTTTCCAACATTAATTGCAGAGAGAATACAAAGTTGAATTGATGCTGGATTATCATCAACTACTACATCCTCATAAAAATATTCATAATTTTCATTATCTTCTATTTCATTTTCAGATACAAATTTATACAATTTATTAGACATTGAAATCTCCTTGTTTTCTAATTAAATATAAACTTAAACCAGTTTTTTCTGATGCTTCTCTCATACATTCATACACAACATCCCTGATTTTTACTTTTTTGCTAAATCCATTTTTAGACCCAAAATTTTTACTTCCCCCAACTTTACCTTTACTTTTCCATTCTTTATATTTGTAGTTTGAGTCTCTTTTACTTGTGATTTTTTTGCATTTATAATAATGATGATGACTCACCTTTCCCCTGGCAACTGCACTCATTGCCGAAGGATTTAAATTATTTTTAATACAAAACTGAAGCATATTATCAACTTCAATCTCACCATCAATATTTGGACCAGATACAATCCATCTATCAGATAGTTTTTTCTTTTGATCTTGACTCATCGGAATTCCTTTATTATGTGCAGGTTTTCCTTTTTTAGATTTTGATATTTTTTCATAAAATATTTTAGATATATTATCATCATCATGATGAGACCATCCTTTTCCAGGTGTATTACACAAGTTATAATACTTTAGATTTCTTGCTGCACCTACTTCATTTAGCATTTCAGATTCTTTTTTTAAAGCATCTATTCTTTTTTCAAAAACAAATAAAATTTTTCTTTCAAAAATACTTGGAGTTTTTTTATAGATTAAATTAAAATGATTACTGGATGAAATATATCCATCGTTAAAAGTTCCAAAATGAGATCCAATATATTTCATTCCTGTTTTTAAATTATTCCATTCATAAACAAATGCAATTTTATTTTCCATAAAGATTAATCTTTATTTTATTTATATACATTCTGCAACTTTTCTGGTATTAATTATTCATGGTCATATAGAACTCCTCCATTATTTTGAATATATTTTTTATAATCATTGACTTCATCCTTCTCAACTTTCACTTTCATTTTCATCGTATTTGGTTTTTGATCAATATGCTGAATTGGTACAGTCGGAAGACAAATTTCCTGGCAGAGGTTTGACATTGTGATTTGATCTTTAAAAGAAGAATGAGAATTACAATGATCAATATTCATAATGTAAATACGACCAGTTTCTGCTCTTTCCTTTAGAAGGTCAAGAATTAGTTCTTGAGCTTTGATAGTTTTCTTTTTTATGGACGAATCTTTTTCATATTGTACATAGAGATCATCAAACTTATCCGTTCCGAAAGAATCATAAAGTCCAGGTACATCATGCGGAGAGAAAAGTGTAATCTCCTCATCTTTAATAAATCTTTCATAAAACAATTTACTAAGTTGAATAGAATAATCAAGTTTTCTTACACGATTATCTTCAGTTCCTTTATTATTTTTTAGGACAATAATATCTTCTATTTCTTGATGCCAGATTGGAAAGTGGACCGTAGCAGAGTTATGAGTTAAAACAAAGGTATTATTTTTACCAACAAAATAATTATGACAGTGATCTACGGTAAAATCATAGAAAGTTTTATCATTTTCAGAAGTATAAGAATGATCGTTCTCAATAACTACTTCATTACCATTTTCGTCCAATCCACAAATATTTTTAATTTCTTGTGCTTCTACCCACTTTTTATTTTTACTATCATAAAAAGGATGAATGCTAGAAGTGTATAAAGTTTCATTGTTGGCGACAATAATTTTTTCCTGATATTCTTTTTTAATAGTTGGAGTAAAAGTATCAGAAACTTTATTCACACAAAAAACATTATTAAACTCATCGTAGCAGTAAACATTATCTCCCACAGAAATATTAGAGATTTTTTTCTTTGAGAGATAGTTTGTTCCATTGATTTCAACAGATTCAACTATTAAAACTTCAGATTCTGAATCAAAACAACCACCTCTTATGCCGTTCTGCGTGCAGCATCGTACAGTTGATTCAAACTTTTTAAGGAAAGGAACAACGCCAGTGTGCTGAACTTCTCCGCCTCTGATCTTACTGTTGATTCCACGGATTCTACCCGCATTAATGCCGATTCCAGCACGTTGTGCGACGTAACGGCCAATAGCCATATCACTAGAAAAGATACTATCGAGGGTGTCATCAACATCAACCAAAACACAAGATGCAAATTGACGAAGGGGTGTTCTAACTCCCGCCATGATTGGGGTTGGGATGTTGATTTTATGTTTTGAGATTGCGTTGTAGTAGCGCCTGACATAATTGAGTCTTGTTTCTTTTGGATAATCTTGAAAAATGGTTAAAGCAATCATTACGTACATAAACTGAGGAGTTTCATAAACTTTACCACTACTCCTATCTTGAACCAAATACTTATCTACTACTTGCCTCAATCCAGCATATGTGAAAATAAAATCTCTATCATGAACAATAAAATTATTTACCTTATCAATGTCCTCTTTAGAATACTTTGTAAAGATTTCTGAATCATATAATTCATTAGAGACACAATCTAATATATGTTTTTCCAAATGTGGAAGGTTGTTCATTTTCCCATATAAAGACTTTCTTAAAGAAAACATAAGAAGTCTTGCTGCAACATATTGATAATTTGGATGCTCCAAATTAATTAAGTCACTAGCACTACGAATAAGGATTTCTTGAATTTCTGATGTAGTAATTCCATCATAAAATTGAATTCCAGATTTCATTTCAACTTGAGATGCAGAAACTCCTGAAAGATTCTTACATGATTCTGCAACCATGATATGCATTTTTTCCAGATCAAGACCTTCAATACTTCCATCTCTTTTTTTAACTTTCGTTTGATTGCTCATACCATTTTCCAATTTGTAAATTTTAGTTTTGCTTCTAGTCCAAAATATACATTTGATTCTATCACAGACTTAACATCTAGTCCAGACAAAACCATATCATTAACATCCTTCTCTATGATGCTGTTTGGCCAGATGACGATTTTGTCTCCTCTATCAATAGTATCCCCAATTCTACGGACAATCTCTTGATTACGGGGTTCATTATCGTATACAAAAATAATGTCGCTTCCTTCAAGACAACCCACGTCACCGTCACTGCCACACAAAGCGACACTATTGTTGATAAAAGTGCTGTCGAAGGGTCCTTCGACCACATAGACTGGTATTTTTTTATCGATTGAATCATATCCGTAAATTTTTGGTACATTTTCCTCCAACATTACTGTAATATATTTTATTTTAGAATTACCAACAGATCTTCCTTGATATCCAATTAATCTTTTTTGATAATAAAGAGGAATGATAATTCTTGGTTCATCATAATCAATAGAATTGAAAGTTTGCTTTAAAGAATTTGTCCATTTT